CTGCTGTTTCTTTTCCAACTCATTCATAATTCAGTCCTCCTACAATTTGTTTATATGCTTCAACTGTGTTAGGCATGTATTGCTCCATTGCCTCAAGTTCCGGACCGCCACACGTAACTGCTGAACCTACATTAGCCCAAGCTTCACTGGCTGCACGGTACTGTCTGAACATTGTCTTTGCCTGAGCTTGGCTTGTTACATTAAAGCCGAGCTCATTATATGCATCCTTCAAATCACGTTGATGTCCGAACGACTGTATAAGATTATTATACTGCTGATTATAATATCTATCGCCATGGCCCCAGCCATAAAACTTTGCTTGGGTTCCAAAGAATCCGTCTAATGCGTCCTGGACTCCGCCAGAAGAATTTCTAAGTATGTCTGATGCTTTAAACTCAGTATAACATTCCTGAAGGCCTATATCTCTCAGTGCTTCCATATCGGTTCTCAATGCACTAAGAAATTCATCAGAAGCAGAAGCCCATTCTCTTACCGGCTTAGTTATTCCGGAACCGATTTGACATCTATCATTTATCAGATCGATCTCTGTAAAATGTAATCCCTCTGCTCTGCCGATTTCTGAATCAAAGAAATGATTATACTCATGCGCTACAGTAGAATAACGGCTTAGCCCTTCATGGCTGTCCTTCTCATATGAGAATTCTATGCTTTGTGTGCTAGGTTGAAAACTACCTCCGGTTTTTGTTATAGTCAAATCTTCAACATCATCCGCATAATGACGATATAGCTCTCCATTATCCGCGTCATTTACCAAGTCCATGAACCGACTATAATCATCTTCACTCATTACTTCTTGCAGCGCTTCGCTTTCAATTCTTTCTTTTTCAACCGGCTGAACCTCCTCTTGCTGCTCGGGTTCAACGACCGTAGGAAGCGGAACATCGAGCTGCTCTTTAATTTCAGACAGGCCAGATAATAGTGCGTCAAGTTTCTCTATCAGCACAGGATCTGCAGTGCCATTAACATAACTCTTCCAAACAGAGGCATAGGAACCTCCGTCTGAATACTGGCCAATAAGAGAATAAAACTCAGGACCCTTGGCCTCTTCTATTATTTTATTTTGTATCTCACCATAATCCAGGCCTTTATACTGCGCAATAATAGTTTCAGAAACAGCCGGAGCTTCTCCTGCAATATAAGAGATAGATCCGTCGGCTCTACGGAATCCTACAATATGATCACGCATGGAGCATCTGCAGTTCCATACTTCTGAAGGATCAACGCTTGGATCAGTGTCACCCGGATACATGAGACCGTTTGAAAACGCTTTATCAATTTCTGCCTCTTCACCGTCAAGTGCAAGGTGGCTCTCTCTGGTACGATCATCCAAGGTAGCGATCCACACCTTTCTTTGGACTACTCCTTTTTCAGCAAGTTCTTTATAGCTATCCAGCCTGCCTACATTCTCCGCGCCGGTGACCATCGTCCTGGCATTACGAATCGCCGATACCTCATTATTTCCGACGACGGTCATCAAGCTCTCTGCAATCTTAGGGATACTATCTCCATTCAAGATGCCTTGCAAGAGCTTACTTGACATTTGCTTTGTGTTCCATCTTTCATCCTTAGAAACATCCAAACCTTTCCTGGGCAGTTTGATATCTCCCTCTCGGCGGAGCCTGGCCACAGTCTTTTCATCTATTAAATTGAATGTAATCTCATCTTCAACAGAAGAATATTTAACCTTAGCCATTTACCTTGATCCCTACACGCGTGCACTCGCTCGCAACCTGATTATAATTAATACAATAAATCTCAGTCATCGTGCCGTTAACCACATTCAAAGCTTCCTGGTTTACTTTGGCCAGAGCCTTAGTAAATTTCTTTATGATCTTATTATACGCTGCAGATCTTATTGTCAGGCTTTCTATTTCAGCAGTATAGGCTTGTTTCAGCTTTTCCTTGATATCTTTATCGCTTTCATTAATATAAGCCTTATATGACGATTCTGTGCGTTTCTGAACCATATCCATATAATTCAGATATTCTTTCTTAACGCGTTTTAAGGCAGGACTATTTTCATAGATCCTGCCTATCTTAGCTTCCATAGCATTCAACTTCTTATCTGTCTCTTGCCTTATCTTATCCATATTATAATCCCTGGACTATCTCACGAGCTTTGTCTTTGCTTACGCCGATCGCTGTTGCGATCATGTTGATCGCCTGGTTCTCACTTAGCTTGCCATCTGAAAATCTTTCCATAATCATGATGAGTGACTGGGTCTGAGCTCCGTTAAGAGCGGTGCCTTTAATATCTTCTGCAACATCGACCACATCATCAACATCTTCGCCGGCGCTCTCTGTTCCGGTATCCTGGCCAAGCTCATCTGAGAATCTTCCAGCTTCTTCTTCGTCTTTCTTTTCAAGAATAGCATCGATCTGATCGACACTAACAAACGGAAGCAGACTCAAAATGGTTTCATCGTCAAGATATTCTGCAGCAGCCAGTACCATTTGTGTGGTTTCAAGCGTATTGGTAAGCTTTGTGCGTTTGTATGTGGGCACGTCATCAATTCCTGCAAGATCAAGAATTGCATTAATAAATGTACTGACACATGTTTCATATCTGTCGCACTTAAGATCAAGATTCTGATATGCGGCATTAATTGCAGTGGCCGTAATATTACCTGCTGATACTTTATCCGTATCAAATGCCATAGCATCACGATAAAGTGAATCACGCAAATCCTGAAGTCCAGCTTGTCTTGCCTGATAAGGAACCTCAAGAGTATGTGCTTCGGCTCTTGCTCCTTCTCCATCCATAACTGCAGCTTTTACAGTCTTCATGTGCTGAATAAATTTTGCAAGATCTATATCATCCATTCCTCCAGTATTCTGAAGTGTCCAATAGATCTGCGATGCATCATCAAGATCATTTGCAAAACCGGATTGAATCAAGTCATAACCGTCGATTTTTTCACGAAGACCAACGAGCTCTGATTGATGGAGTTTATTTCCCCAAATAGGAACGATTGGAAAACCAGCATAGTTTTCACCATCAATGATCTCAGTTCCATCGACTACACTCGTACGAACAATCTGCTTATATGATCTTTGAGGGCTAAATATACTGCCCTCACCATCTTTCCAAATATATTCGATATAACCGTCTTCTTTATAAAGTGTAGCTCTAAGCGGTTTATTGGGTGCAACCTGCCAAAAACGAATTCCGGCATGAAGTCCGCCGTCTTCTTCACCAAATAAAGGTACAAACTCAGTTGCCTTGAAAACATCTATATGATCGAGGTTCCAGAATCCATATGCAACACCACCCCAAAGCGCGGCTTCGCCCGCGTCCATAACTGCGAGATCAAATTCATCACCACCGAGTTTTTCTTTTGTGGATTCTTCGTTGAATATTACACCATTGCCGAGCAAATAACTGTTTTCCTGCTCTACAAAAATTGGAAAGAAGCCATTACAAAATTTGTAATTGGCTGAGAAATTATCGGGCACTGCTTCGCCAGACATCTTATAAAGCAACTTGATGTAATTTAAGATCGTAGTATTTCGCTTGCTGAAATAATCAAAACCAGTGCATGCGTCTAAATATCTCTGATCAGATTTATAGTCACTGATCGCACCATGCACGAATTCCATCTCATTATCAGCTTTTTGCAGATCTTCCCAAGTTTTCATTTATACCTCCTATGTTATAAAAACATAAATCCAGCCGATTCTCCTTCTGTACGAACCTTAGTGCCCCATTTCTTTCTTATTAGTGAAGCCAGGCTGTCCGGGCAATCGTCATGCTCTGCATCTTCATTATAATCGCAAATCTGATTAATGTACTCAGGATCTGTTCCGTTAACAAATATGACATCGTTCCAAACAGCTTTAAGATATGTTGATATCTTGAGAAATTTGTTCATGTCCTCATGATAAGGAACAGACCGGACACCTCGCTTTTTCAAATCCTTATTGAGATATCCTTTATCTCCGTTAGTTTCATTATACAACTTATTGCACATAAAGTTGTTATAAAGCTCAACACACTGATTTTCAACATCATCAACATGCTTACGCCAACACTTGCCCAGGACAAAATACTTTTCATGCATGATAGGCGTGTCATCATCATTCTTTCCGGTCTCAACAAGCTTTTTATTGATAACAGTGAAAGCAGTCCAGTCTTCTCCGCCATATGCGGCATCAATGTGAGCATCACCTTGCTTGACCATTTCAGGATCTCCTCCGGTCTGAGGATCCCAGAACAAAACATCTTCAGCTGCGATGTGCCTGAGCTCATAGTTTGCAGCAAATAACGATCCGGTCATGGATTTCTTAATGATCTCAGCTTCATCTTCTGTTATTAAGCCGGTTGTCTTCCAGTCCCATTTTTCTGGGTCAGGCATGAGCGAGAATGCATCATCTTTATGCCAGGGAGTGCCAGTATTAAAAATCCTGCCTCCGCGGTTTTTGATGTTCTGCAATTCCTGGTAAATGATCTTTGTATGATCTCGCTCTGCTTTACTAATTCGATCCTGAACGTTTACGATGTCATCAGTAAAGATTATATCAAAGTGTTTGCCGGTAAGTGAAGCCCCGGTTCCTATGCCAACGAGCTGTGATGTACCTTTAACATCAGTCGTGAGGTTCGTACTTACTTCAGTCGCACTTGCTACAGTCAGCTTAAGTGATACGCCATAAATCGCCTGGACAAATACCTGGGTATGCGGATCTAAAAGAATATTCTGGACCTGCTTGATGATCTCCTTAACGTCTGAATCCGTTTTTCTCATAAAGAGAATACGTTTATTCGGTAACAATATAAGAAGAATCGCCAAGGCAATAGAAACACAGGTGGTCTTATAAGATCCGCGGTGAGCTTGCAACGTATGATCACTTTTTGACTTGATCATTTTGCGGATCCATTTATTATGAAGCAAGGTTAATTTGGTAAACCCCAAGAGCTTACCAAACTTATATGGCTTACCGATCAAAAATTTTACGGCCTCATTCCTCGTCATCATTGATCATTGCCTCAATTTCATTAATAACTTTCTGATCTACTTCAGCGACCATAACTTTATCAACCGGCTTTTCACCAATAGTATCACGAATAACTTCAAAAGCTTTAGTGACAGATCCGGCATTATTACCATTGAGTGCTTCCTGGATTAAGGCCACTGATATTTTATTTTGGGTATTATCATCAGAAAGCAGCGCAAGAAGTTCTTCCCGAAGTGTTTTCCTGGCCCTTCTCACCTCTCCGGATCTCTTTCCTCCTGCAGATCTAATTTTCTTTTGATCTTCTTTTGATCTCGTATTTAATGGTTTAAGATTTTTTGTTCCGTTTCTCGGCATAAAAATCACCTCTTTCTTAATATGAATAATAATCTACGTTTATAAAAAAATAAATGATCCTAAAAATGTTTTATATAAAGATAAAAAATATTTTATTTTTCGATAAAAGTATCAGACTTTGTGCAGTAAAGTATCAGTAAAAAAAATTTTATGATACTGACGAAAGCCAGTCGTACCATGGCTTTGAAGGC